CAGCGGATCAACTTTTGAATTTATTTGAGAACGCAGGTTTTTCTGTTGGCTTATGTGAATTTCGTCCAGAGAAATCAGGCAACCTTGGAATGTTTGAAGTTGCCCGAAACTAGGCAGGATATGCAAGTCCTGGAGATGCCGGTACTGGATTGGCAGCAAGGGAACAGCGCAGAACGGCGGGGCGCGAAGGGGTAGGGCGCGGTGGGGAAAGGCAGCAAAGGCTCAGACAGTCTTGGAAAAGACAGGACGAGATCGGACTGGCAGCAGCGGAAAGGTAAGGCTTGGCGTGGAATTAAAAGGACTGGCGCGCACTGGAAAGGCAGCACTGGATTGGTCGGGACCGGACCGGCAGTGATTGGATAGGCTAAGAGCAGAATGGATTGGCAGCAAAGGACAGGATGAGAACGGAAATGACAGGAATGCAGGAGAATGGCAGCTGTGGAACGGAACGGCGTCGTTCGGACCCGAGGTGATTGGAGATGATTGGCAGTAACAGCAAGGATCGGCCTGGTACGGCAGCGACCGAAGTGGAGTGTCGGCGAAAGGCAGCAAAGGATATGAGCGGATTCGCGTGGACTGGAGCGCAACGAAATGGATCGTACAGGAATGGCAGCAAAGGAGAGGCATGGACAGTAATGAAACGGAATGGACGTGCTATGTTCGGATATGATTGGAAGAGACTGGCAGGATTAATCTTCTGGGAAGAGGGGCTCACTATCATCGAGTGAGTCTTTCTTTTTCGGAAGTGCTGTAAATAGAAAATCCTTAGCCATTTGATATTGTCGCCGTTTCTTAAGTAAGCAAAATCTTTCCCATTGATTTTCCAAAAGCTCTAAGCTATCGACCACAACGGCAAAACAACCAGTATTGATCTTCTCTATTAAAAACTCTCTTTGATTTTCTCTCAAGGCTGATCTACGTCCTTTGGCTTTGAGTTCAATGAACACAGCCATGCCGTGGTCATGGTTACCAACAATGTCTGCAAAGCCCTGGGAAACTGATTGAGATATGTATCGACCAACTGATGGGTTGTACGTCGATTTAGATTCTACGACATTGACATGAAATCCGTTGAGTCTAAGCCAATGCAGGACTTCTTTTTCTAAAAGTTTTTCTGGTTGTCCATTAACTCTCTTTTGGTAAACCTGTGGTGATTTTTTTTCTATAAATGTTTGTATTGATTTTTTGATTCTGTTTTTGGTTTTGTCGTCTAAGCTCATTTATTTCTCGATGTCTTTCAGCATGATGTTTATAACACAGCCACACAATATCAAATATTTTAGAATAATCCTCATGGTGAGCATGAACTTTTGTTTTTGTACCACACCTTGAACATGGTTTTATTTTTAAATCTCCGCGCAGGATGGCCTTCCTCGTCTCTACTCTTGCATAATATTTTTCTGGATACTTATTCCTATTTTTAGCAACGGCTATTTCTTTTACTAGTCTTCTCCGCTCTGTTTTGGCATATGCTCTTTTTTGGGCCAGCGCCTTTTCTGTTCTTCCATATGCCGCACAAATCATGTCATAATGCTCTTTTTTCTTATTTCTATTTTCTAATATTCTTTTTGCAGTACATGATTTACATGAGTTGGATCGACCGAGCGTCATTGTTCGGTCGATATAATAAAATTCTATTGGATGTTTTTTATGGCATTTATTACAGATCTTATTTTCCATCTAGAATGTCAGATCCTCGTCTCTATCAGGAACATCAATACCAGTTTCTTTTCTGCGAGCAAGGACTGCACCTTTGAGACTCTTTAGATTCTTAAACTCAGATGCGTCAGCTTTTTTAATTCCACCGCCAACAGGATTCACCCATTTGATTTTGACTTGTACTTTTTCATTCCACTCTTCATGTACGACAACGATTTGCACATCTTTGGTTGTGTCTAGAAGACCAGAATCATTCTTAGCTAGATCTTCAATGTTGTTCGAAGACATGCCACAAGTTAATAATGCATCAATGGTAATCTCTTGGGCTCGTCCTTCTTTGAGTGAACCAAACCATGTGAGCTTGTGTTCACCAAATTCAAACGTAACAAACGCCTGTGGGTCTCCGGTCTTTGTTTTTGACAAACCCCAGTCAGTGGGACGGGCTAGGTACTTTCCTTCGGGAATTAGATTAAGCATTTAAGGCCTCCATTCGTAGCGATAGCTTTTCGACTATCTTGTTTAATTTTGTTGTGTCTGCAGCTTCAGCGGTTACTAAAACTTTCTCTGTTAACTTTGGGTCATTGATTTGCCTGAGCATTTCTTTGATGGTCGTGTTGATTTGGTCTGTTTATTTTCCAGAATCACTTTCGGAAGACTCGGTAAAATCCTCCCATGAAAGTGGAATCTGATAGGGGAGCCCCATGCGGTTCTTCGCATCATGACCAGGTCTGCGCTCTGTAAAAATAATCCGTGCGCCCTCACCAAACGCTCTAGTTTTCTGCCCATCTTTTCTTGTAAAAACTTCATACGTGGCGAATAAGACGGCATCGACGGCCTCCCTGAAAAGCGCGGCTGCTTTCTGATTAAGTTTAAGTTGGTATCTGTCATAGCCATTGTTGAGTACTGGATCTTGGAACGTCTTAACTTCGGCGTGTCCTATTAGGACTATGTTCATGGACTCTCTTAAGTCTTTGAGTTTTGCTATAAGCTTTTGCCATTCAGAGAGGGCCAACACGTAACCCTTGCCATAACCAAATTCTTCAATATTTTTCTTATCTCCCGCATCACAGACCTGTTTCCATACGAGAGGCTCTAGCCAATCTAGTGAATCAACAACAAGGGTTTTATAATTATGCTTTGACGTATCAAGTTCTGATACCATGTCGAGTACGTTTTGAAATGTCTGAGGCTCAGGGAATCTATTCACATCTAGGTGATTGGTCCCACTCTCGGCACATAAGAAGATGGGGTTTGGAGCATCTGCTCCAAACGTTGATTTGCCCACACCATCGGGGCCGTAGATTAATACGAAGTATGGTTTTTGTTTTTTACCTGACTCGACTCTTTCAAGAAATCCCATTAAAATACCTTTCTATAAAGTTAAGGATCTTTTCTTTTTGTGGCCAAGGGAGTCGCTTTCGTCTCTTCCATTGGCTGATTGTTGTGCAGGATGTGTAGCCCATATATGTGGCAAGCTTCATCCTGTTCTGTGGTGCATGATTTATAAATCTTTCTAGGAGTTGTATGTCTTTCATGGTTGACCATGTAACTTTGTCATGACAGGTTGTCAACAGTTATGGGTAAAATTTTACATCTTGAACAGGGCTCAGACGATTGGCATGTTATGCGCTCAGGCGCGATTGGCTCATCGGACGCTGGGGTCATTGCTGGGTTTGAACAGTGGAAGAGTAAAGAGAAGTTGTGGCTTGAAAAGTCAGGACAGATCAAGACAGAATTTAAGACTAATCCTGCAATGGAGAGAGGACAGGCGCTAGAGCCGTCAGTACGGGCTGAGTATGAATTAAAGACAGATCTTGAATATCCTCCGGCTGTGTTTCTACATAGTGATTATGATTTTCTACTGGCCAGCCTTGATGGATGGAACAGTGAAACAAATACAGCAATTGAGATCAAATGCCCCAATAAAAAGGCCCATGCGTGCGCGGCTTCTGGTCAAGTGCCAGACTATTATTATCCACAGGTTCAACATATTTTACTTTGCTCTGGGGCCTCAAAGCTTATCTATATTAGTTTCAATAGAACCACGGTTGAGGTTGAGGTTTTGCCTGATCTAGAGTATCAAAAAAATCTATTAGAAAAAGAAATAGCGTTTTGGGATTGTGTGAAAAACAAGAGGTGTCCTGAATGAAGCTCGAAGTACTTTGGGGAAACGTTCGCCATATTGATCTACATAGTTCAGATCGTCATTATATTGCCAAAGAGCTAACTGAATTATTTAACGATCTTTATAAACTACAAGCCGAAGGCACATGCTTTCACAAACCAAGTAACGTTGTTGTTCAGGCCTCTGGAGATATGGCCAATCGAGTTCAAGGAACATATTGTCGTATTTGTTTTCAGAGAATCAAAATGAAAGTAATAGAGTGGGAGCTAGACGGAACACTTCCTTCTGCTCCCACATCAATTCGATTGGGCGATGTTCCTGATCACTTAGGCAATTTATGAACAAGATTCTTGTCACATGTAAATCCGCAGGACGTGCATTTAAGAAAAAGATGGGGTTTTTCTGGATGTGGAGTAAGCCAACCAAGGGTGCAAAGAGGACACGGCATAAGTTATTGTCGAACAAATCAAAGCCTAAGAAAACGGTACGGAAGACCAGATGAAGCGAAAAGAATTCCTCGCCAAACAATACTCCGACAAGCGCCCTGAGCTTATGAGAAATGCAGCCTTCGTGGCATATCTTGAGGGTTATAATAAAGCAAAAGAGGAGTCGGCCAAGGCTGCCCATGAGAGTTCGTGGAGGTCGTTGTCGTTGAAGATTGCAGAGCTTGGTGAGGAGGAAGTATGACCAAAGAAAACCCAGGCCGACCACGCAACATCAGTTACGACCAGATCTTAGAGCTAAGAAAGCGCGGTCTCTCTTTGAGCCAAATAGCATTGCGGTTGAACTGTTCTGTTAGCACTGTGGAATATGCGATTAAGCAGGGAAAGAAGAAGTGAATAGAAAAGCCTTGAAAGCCCGCCGTCGGCACAAAGAAATAACAAAGCGCCAGAATATGGTTCGAAACAATTCTGCTTTTGCTAAATCTAAAAGACACGGGAAGGTTAGGAC